GAGATGATCGGTGACCATAAGGCACTCGCTTTCTTCTTCGAGTCTGGGTCATACTTCCTCGGGTTTGCTGTGTAGTGAACGATAGATTCGTTCACGACATTAACGTGTACCGTTGGTTTGACGTACTCTCTCAGATGATTGACGAGTATTTGTGCGTCGCCTCTGGATTCTGGGTCTTCTTTTGGTAAGTAGGATTCAACTGTGGCTGCGGTAATTTTCGTCTGAGTTATAGCAGCTACGGCGCGCAACGCGCCGTAAGTCTGCTGTGAAATCGTTACCTGTCTGTATGAGCCGGGTTGTCCTATTGACACGAAATGTCCTTCTGGTGTGAAGGAGGTGATGAGATTCATGCTGTGACCATCAGGTTGTGGTCTGAATCTCTCCAAAGTTTTCATTGTCAGTGACATAATGGTAATTTGTGCTGGTAGGCCTCGGTGGTGTGCTACTGGTTCCAAAAGCACGATGGTTCTATGATCCAAAGTCTTTCTTTCGACAAGGTACGTGGTGGCGAACCACTCGTCGTACTGGTAATCGAAGCATGTGAAGTGATCTTGACCGTAGTCCCACAATTGGTGCCTAAAGTTGGCGCCACCTGCTACAGTCGTGCATATTTCGTTGTTCTCGAAAGTGAACGCTGTATCAAACATCTTTCCAGCAACTTGGGTTGGCTGGATGGTGTAAATTAACACGGGGTTCGTGTTGGTGGCCAACATCTTGGGCATATTTTTGTGGAAATCTACATCTACCATAACGATCAAATCGTCTGGTAGGGCCTCATCATTCTGAGGTCTGGTGGTGAAGTCTTTGGTCCAGTAAAATTGTCTTTTACCGCGGATGGATTTACGTTGGTCTGCTGCTGATGCCTGTTCTACAAATACCTTTAACCCAGTCTTCGCCGCAAACGTGGTGCAGAAATCCATGATTGAATTCCTTTCACCAGCAGCCGCGGGATGCGTGTGGGTTGTGGACACTCGTTGTTTAACGAATGGTGTATTTAGAAATGGACGTCTGAGAGTCGATCTGTTGTGCAGCAAGTTTTCATTGCTGAACAGTTCTGTTGTCTTGACGTCATATTCAAGATCTGTCATGCGCACGTTAGATACTTTGTTGTACCAATCAACCCTATCAGCGGGTAAGATACCGGCAAAGTACAGTGCATTGCATGTGATTCTGTTTTGACATTGCAGAAAACGAATGTACCAGTTCATCCGTTTGTTCCATAACCATTGAAGGTCAGGTCTAAGCCCTTGAAAGGGCTTCTTCTCATCGTACGAATCCATATCGAAAAATCTCGTTTTGGGTTCAGGGAAGAGGCGTCTTGGGTTGTACACAACTTCGTATACTTCCCAAATGCGGTAACCAACAATGAGCAACAATGTTGCCGTGATGGTTGCCGCAGCCGCGACTGATTTTGGTCTTTCTTTGAGAAAATTGAGGATCCTTGTAAACCACCCCGGAGGTGGCTCCGGGACTAATCTTGGCAAATCGCCAAAGACTTGGTCAGCAACTGTGCGTTGCCATGGTTCAGGGTATTCGAACTCGCCTTTGTCTGTGTTGAACAGTCTCGAAATCCAGCCCTGTGTGTCGGCTGAAGGGAGACTGCCAAAGACGGTCGAGTCGATGTCCGTGAACTGGTGGTTCGCATACCACTTTATGGGTGGTTTGGGATCAGTTTTCAGATAGATAAAGCTTTTGATCGCGGTTATCCAGTTGGCCACCACTGTTGTTGGGCTAGTGTGGGCTGGATCGCGAAACATATCAAAAAGATTGTAACGCTGT